AAAGCCTGTTTCTGCTTCACCATTAGATACAGCACCAGAGGTTCTTCTTAATTTATTTGCCTTTCTTGTTGGATCATAGCTCATACCCAACATCTCAAAACCCATACGAGGAAGAGTTATCCTTGACCGTGTGATGTCAGAAATTGTACTGACTTCTTTAATTCTACGTATGAATTTTTCTTTTGGTCCATAGGTTAAAGGTACTCTATCTTTCTCTATGAGATCTCCGTCGTTATTATATTTACCGACGTACATGTCATTGAAAAGGTTACCAAATCCAACAACCAATTTTCTTAGGGACTCGTTATTGTAATAACTAAACATTAATAATTACCCCCGGAAAATGGATCTTTGTCTGAAAAATCAATCAGATCGTCTTTTTCAACTTCTAATTGTATGTCTTCATTATCACCTTGAAGTGATTCGTCTTCAGTATTTATTTGACTAAAGAAGTCTGCGTCACCAGTAGATCCTGCAAATCTTTCTGCATTACTTTCTAGACCCTTAATAGAAGACCCAGATTGAGTTTCAAAAGATCCTGAAATGGCTCCAACGGTTAATTTACTTGTATCAGAATCCCACTTAATTACCTGTGCTGTTGTAGTTGCTCTATCGATAGTAGCAAACGTACCAAAGGTTCCACCAACTTGGAATATAGTCTCACCTTCAAGGTATTCACTTGTGGTATTTTCCACCCCCGTGGGTACACCCATAAAGAGTATCTGTGCTTGCTCTTTTCTCTGCCTTTCAAAGCATTCATCAATCTGACATATACCAGTATCAAACTCTTCGTTGTTATAGGCAAATAATTCACTAAATGCAAGGAATGAGTATAAGTTCCCCAACTGGTAGAGGGGGTTTTCGTGCTCAACAAAGGTTATTTCAAAAAGAGAATCAGAGAGAGCAAAATAAATCAAATCACCTTCTCGTGGACGAATAATAGTAGCATCTCTTTTTGTGACTTCTCTCTCGAATGTTCTTGTCGCAATTCTAAAAGTTGCCTTGTCTCTAAGATCAATACCAAACTTACCAACAATATCCCCATCCCCACCAAAGGACTGTGGATTTTCCATATACATCTCAATAAGGTACGCCTGATCAAATGATGAAACTGTATCTTCACCATAAATTGGATCATAATTATTGAGTGTTCTTGGGATGTAATAACAGTTCCTACCTAGAGCACGAATAAACTCAGCATTCAGATCTTCTAGAAGATTCTGTTCACTATTGACATCTCTGATGTATGGATTTTGTGCCATATTATCCCGTTATGAAGTGTGGTGGAAGTTCGTATTCGGATTGCATTCGTTGCTCAAGTGCTGCAACCTCTGCTGATCCTTCTTGGTATAGCTGACCGCCGCGAAGTGTAACACCACCCGGCATCTGAACACCATCAAACTTGGATAGGTTTGCTCCCCACTGTCGTTTGATTAATGCCGTGACATATTCTTTGAGGTAACGATCATTAAAGATCTTTGGGTAGTTATTTGGATCTAATGTTGCATATCCTTCAATAACAACATATTGTCCGGGACTACAATCTTTAGATAAATTTGTATCCATTATGAGTCTATCAGTAACCTTGCTGAAGTGTATGATATGTTCTGGGTTGAAGAATTGTTCGACCATACTGATATACCTCATGGTGCTGTCATATCCAGCCAATCCCAAAGAACTTGCCATTCCTAGACCACGATTGATCCCGAAATAGTCGGTAAGTGCTAATTGGTAGCGAATGTCAAACATGTCTTGGTTTGCAAGAGCACCAAATTTAAATACTCTAACAATTGATAATAGGTCTTTACCAGTAGGACCGGGAGCATCTCCAAATCCCATGGCTTTCTGTATCTTAGATGTGGAAATGTACTGATTATTAATATCATCTTCAGTAATTTGATATGCAAAAATACACCTCTCCACACCATCAAAGTGGCGTTCTGAGAAATATTCTAGTGCGTCATCAAGACGCTCTTCTGCTTGCTTGTAGTCTACATTTATCTCGACAACGGGAGAACCGAGTCGTCTGTAAGCATAATCAATAAGGGTTTCTCTTGAATTTGGATTTGACATATTTACACCTCTCACTTATTTAGGGTATTTTGAGGTCTAAAATATAATTTTTAATCTTTCTCGGCTATCTTCACGGTTAGCTCAGTGATTTTGATTGGCTCATAATTTTCTATAATATTTTTTCTAATATTTTCTTTAGAATCTGATCCATCATAATTTGAAAATCCAGGCATTTTTAATGGACATACCAATCTAGGGTAATCTAGTTTAGAATACTCTACACTTTCTGCTTCTAACCATGTGCTTTTTTTGTCCCCACATCCACATTTACCACAAAAATATTTTCCATCACTAACTTCACTAGTAGTCAAATGTTCGCATGGACCTAAGCTACCACCAATTGAGGCGTCACCAAAACAACTTAAAACCCTAAGCTGCTTTGTTGGAATATCAGTTTTTTTATTGGTGAGACCACGGGAAGCTAATGAACGAGCAAATGATTGTATCATTGTTAATTTATTAGACACCTTTTTCACACTCTTTCTCTTAGTAGAAAATCTAGATTTAAATGTTTCTTTATTACAATTACAATTACAACTTTTTCTATGGATACTCATTATTATACGATGTTCGAATCACCTATTTGAATAACACCTGTGGTTGTTCCTAGTGTGGAAACAAACAATCGTTTCTTTGTTTGTCCTGCCGTCGATGGTGCGTTGATTGTATAACCACCAGCGACCACTGGATCTAAGAAGTATGCTTGACCGGCAGTCAATCCTGCAAATCCATCATAGAGACCATGACCAACAATTTCCACATTATTACCGATTATAGATTTTACTATACCGATTGTTTCGTTTCTGTGGAATGGTGATGTAGTAACTCCTGTATTCGCTGCGAATGATGAAGTGATACCACCAGAAGAATCTACACAAACAAATTTTCCTGTCAGTCCGGCTGTTGCTGCTGTTGCAGTGTGAATAAAGGAATTGCTTCCTGTTACTAGAACATTACCCTGCACAGTAAGTCCGTGAGGGATAGTGTCAGCAACACCGAGATTTATAAACCCTGATGTATGACCACCAGAAGTACCTCGTTCTGCACTTATACCTTCGGCGAGAGATCCTGTGATGTCAATATCATAGATCTTTAGTTTGTTTAGCTTAGATACAATTTCATCATTTGTCTTGGTATACCAGTCAAAGAATGATGTATTTGAATTTAAGTTTTCTATCTGAAATTGGTTGTCTTCTACGCCCATTTAATTTTCCTATACCCTTGTTATGTATTTGATTGATAATCTCTTATCTGCGGTGGTTCCACTAAGTTGGAACGCAGAGTTTCCGATATGTGTGATTGTTCCGGAAGGAGTCTTTACGTCAGGATCACCCTTTGCAGTTACTGTACATTCAATTGAAGTTGTACCATTCACAACAAATACTGTTGCTGATGTGGTAAATAGTTCTCTGTTCGTTGTTGATATTAAAACTTCTACCTGAGTGCCGCTTATTATTTTTCTTGCTTGTATAATACCGATAAGTTTTCCTCTGACAAGACTCGCCTGTCCCGTTTTTGCACTAACTGTAGGAGTGGTTGCATAAATCTTATCTCCAATAGCAGGACGTGTACCACTAAACGTGAGTAACGAATATATTAGATTTGATTTTAGATCTTTTCTGTTGGGGGGAAGATCTAGACCAAGTTCCCTATTATTTGAATTGTTTGTTGGTTCACTGATAAGTGCATAAGAATCAAAAGATGTTGGTGTATCTCCAGTGTACGTTCCCACTTGGAGTGTATTATCGATATCAGATTCCTTTATGGATACACTCGTCATAAATGCATTTACTGGAATAATCGGACCATACAAATTCTTTTCTGATGCAAATCCATCGTATGGTGTGATCAGTGGTTTTAGTGCGTTTTCAAAACCGTAATTGTTATTTGTATCTGATACAACAAACTGAACCTGTGTATTATCTTTTCCTACCAGCCTTTCATTAGTGGCAAGATCTTTGGATACTTTCACACCCCGGATAAACCATGTATCGGCTTTAATTTTTCTCAGATCAAACTCTACTGTTGGTGAACTACCGTTACCCTTCGCAGAAATCGATGGTGCTGTTTCCCCGGATACAGTGAAATCGGATTCTTTCAAACCACCTGCAACCGTATCGATGTAAATCATTTCAACAGAACCTGCTTTAGCTGCCCATTGTTGGACTTTATTATTGTACCAACCAAGTGGTGATGAATCACTAAATGGTGACCCGTTAATCTGTGCTTCAATTGATACGGGGGAAATAGTTGCTGGTAGAGATCCTAGTGTCGAACCCGTTCCACCAAATCGAGTCTGTGTGTTGAGTCCTGCTGCTCTGAGTGCTTGCTGAAAGCTGAACACATCATAACGCTTCATATCATTGAATTGATATAGAGGAAATCCTGCCGTTATTTCTGTGGTGTTCGTTTGACTGTACAGATTATCAACCCCGTAGAACACCGCTGCTCCTGTACCAGTTGGTGAGTAGGGTGAGGATACTGCCGTTTTAAAGTCTGCGAGACTGACACCATCGTCAACAAAGTTACCCTGATCAGCACCAAAGAAACTCAATCGATCCCGTACTTCGAGTGATATCCAGTTACTGTCAGTGAATCTATTATCACTCTGGGCAAGAGCAATCCAACTATATCCATCTGCTTGTTCTATGACACCGGCAGGTAAAGAAGCTACGCTAGTATACCCTGTACTTGGTCTATACACAGACGCAGTTTTAATATCTGTTCTATTGCTACTATTATTGCCTACGCAAAGGAAAAGAACTCCATCACCTATTGTTGGATCAAAGATAAAGCACTGCTGAGTTTCTGGACCTTTGGATGAATCATATCTGTCGTAGATTGTAGATTTTTGCCAGTCTCTTCTGGGAAAGCATAGACGATAATTATCACGAACAACTCTCTGAAAATAACAAGCTGATAACCAGAAGTCATTGAGACTTTCAAGGTCGTTCTGTGGAATTTCTGTAAACGTGTTTGAATTCAAAGAAACGTATTGATTACCAGAGTAGATTAATTCACTCATCTGATTCGTGGCATTTTCAAACTTATTTGTTCCAGTGTTTAGAATTTTTCGTACTGCGGTAACCATTAAGCGTATCCTCCTATGGGACAAGATCCTGATGTTTCTCTGCCGTCGTTTGGTGATGTGTTTCCGGAAGCAGCACTCAAAAACGCAAAGTCGTATATATTTAGTATTCCGAAAGAAGAACCAGATATGTTTACCGCATCTGACCAGTCAGGGAATGCATAGGTTGTCATGTTCGTGTATGTGTTTCCAGTCGCACCACCAGTGATTCCACTGTGTAGCGTTGAACCAGAACAGCCAGCCGTGGATTCTATACTTAGAGTATCTCCAATTGTGTATGGGAAGTAGTTACCTATTATGGAGATTTCTTCTCCGGTCCCGGTTCCATCGTATGCACCCTCACCAAATACAGCTATCTCCCATTCATTGAATTTAGGGATATTTTCATTTGATATGGTATTATCTTTTCTTTCATCATCACCAGATCTCAGTTGAGAGTTTGTTTGATTTAGGTTTGTCTGGTCAGTCGATACTTCTACAAAATAACCACTTGAAGCCGGAACTATATGCTTACTGATATAATCGGCAATATGCTCTCTAGTTCTCGAACTAATTGTAGTATTGTCTTGGAAGAAAAGCTTTACAACTAATAGATTACCATCCACGACTTCTGTTTCCGTAAAGGAAGCACCCAATAAAGTATTACAAAAATACTTGACTGAATTATCTGTTCCTTTTCCATCAACAAATCGGGGTTTGACATTGTATAAAAAATTTCTGATCGTTTGGGGAGTAATTAAACCATTTACTTGGATTGCGAACTTCAATGAATCAGGTAGATAGTTTGACAATAAAAATAGTGTTAGTTCTGGTGGACACTTTTGCACATCCTTTAAGTTTTCAAATTTGTCATCAAGAATATACCCGCTACCACTTCTGGAATATAACCAGTTGTAGTATACCTGAAACATTTGCATAAAGTTCGTGTTAGACATTTCGTTCCTTTATCCACGCTGGAAGAGCCGGACTGGTTTTGACGTTGACTCTACTTGTAGGATAAACTAAGCCGTTAATTGTTTGTACAATTCCTACTACTGGGTTAGGTTCGCCACCACCATCATCTTCACCATTATCTTCTTCTTCATTTTCTTCCTCTTCCTCTTCATCGGGAATATCGAACTCTTGACCCCAGTCAGCTAAAAGAAGAGTTAAATCAGCACCATCAACGATCCCATCTTGATTAATATCAGTTCTTGGGTTGACGGCTTGACCGGACTCTAAACCCCAGTCAGCTAAAAGAAGAGTTAAATCAGCACCCTCAGCGATCCCATCTTGATTAATATCAATTCTTGGATTGATGACTTGGTCGTTGGGATCGTCCTCATCTATATCAATCCTCAATGTTGTCCTATCGTATTGTGGAAAACTCCCCCGCACGTCATTACCTACAGCAAGCAGTCTGTTTCCCTTTGAAACAGATCCTCCGTCAAGACCAAGAGAGTTATAGAGTGATAACATATTAGGATCCCGTTATCTTTGGATTTGCAAGAATTTCATCTTTGACTTTGATCTCTGTTCCGGGCATTCCATGCAAGGTTATACCTTTAATTTCATCAATTTTGGTCATGTCTAGAACAAATCTTCCCGTATTGTGATCAAAACTTATATCCAGAGTAACTCCATTGCCAGTTATACCAACAGAGGTTGCCGATTTTTCATACAATACTGCTGTATGTTCTATGGATTCGAACGCTGGAATAAATTTAATCATGAATGTTGCACCAGAATTCGTAAAGTTCGTATCTAGTGGGGTGAATATTTTATTCTTATAGTCATGGTCTGTTTTATTATCTGATGGTCCCCCACGCAAAAATGAGAATTTTTGTATAATTGGTATCTTCGTGGTTTCAAATTTTATGAGACTCGCATTCAGGTCACTACTGAAAGTCTGATTGAAGCCACGTCTGTAGTTACTATTGAAGTTTTCTACTGATGAGTTCGACGTAAAGGTAATATCAACTTCGAGTGGCTCTCTGTACTCAAACGTAGTTCCGAGCATGACC